GCTCGTAGCATTTGTTCCTCTTGACTTTGGATTAGGATGAATAATTTGTTTCATCTCAATATTGTCAATGTAAAATTCTATTTTTTTACCTTCACGTTCAAATGCTGTTAATACTTTTGCTTCTCCTGCGCCGCCTGAGCTTCTACAAACTACATGTTTCATTCCTGCTGTTCTATACGTAACATCTGGTGTGTTTAATTCTGCACTACTTAGACATGCTAACGTTACAATATAATTGTAACTTTTAAATGCATTTAAAGGATTTTTTAAAGGTCCAGGTAAAGGAGTGCTTACTCCTGGAGCGTTTGTGTCTAAACCACTAAAGTCAATTCTTCCTGATCTTCCAAAATTAGTTGCATTGTCTGACCAATAACTGTTTACGCTTTGCATACCAGGTCCAATTGATTTCGATGCTATTTCTGCTTCAAGATCTTTAAGGTCTGTTTCTATACTAATTTTTGTATTTTGTGCAGTAGGTATTTGATCAAATATTTCTGTAAGTGTTTTGTCTTGTCCAGGTAATAAAGTTTCTACAGTTATTTCATCTGAGAATAGACCATTTGCAAGAGGAGACAAATCGTTTACGACAGTTCCTCCTAGTTCGGCAGTTTTACCAACTAAGTTAGAAATGTCTTTATCAATTTTTCCTAGTAAAGCGTCGGGATTAAAATTTCTAGACACATTATATTCCTAACATTGTTCTTAACTTATCCCCTTGCGGTAGATAGATTTGGGTTCCAGGTAACATGTCATATATTGGATCTTTAATTACATCCATGTTCCGTTGTGCAAATACCCACCATAACTTAGGATCATTATATAAGTCATATGCTAAAAGATCCGGACGATGAGTGTATTGGGGTTCGATAGTATAAAGAATATCATTTGTTTCTTGTGGTACTGGACGTATTTTGAAATGTCCTAGATAAAAATTTCTTTGTCTGGTTTTTGCATAAGGACTTGTATCTTTGTAACTAGCCATTAAATAAATCCTCTACCTTGTAATATTAAATCACCTTTTACAAAATTATCTAAACTAAACTGTTCTACTTCTGCTCTACTGTAAGTAGGTTGTACTGTAACAGTAATTTGTGATTCAACTGGAGTAAAACTTACTCCTTGTCCTGATGAAACTCCCCTATTGCTGTTTGTTGGTTGTCCAATTTGAGTTGCAATATAATCTACTTCGCCTGGAAGATCTAATGTAAAGTTTGTAATTACTACAGGTACATCGTTGAAAACATAATCGCCATATCCATTTAATTTTACTATAGGAGGAGGATTACCATTTTTAGATGATTGACCGTAATACATTTTAGTAACACTACGTAGATAGTGCAATACTGCTACCCAGTATTGAGCTTCTATTGCATTCTGAATTACAAAAGGACCAGTAATAATCATTTGATCAATTTGGCTGTTCTCATATGCATAGAAAGGATAATTAGTATGTACAGGTTGAATCGCTTGATAGTTTGCAGTATGCGACATAACTATTGAGGGAGTAAATGGGAACGCCAGTCCATTTGTAGCAACCAGTGGTGCTAATAAAGGATTACCAGTGACAAAATTCGGATCTTCTGGTAGAGATAACTTAACTCTCCAGTCTTTGCCTTCAGTGCTTGTAAAAGATGCTGACTCGGCTTTAAAATCTGCATGTGGATTAGCATCAGGAGCGAGATTTTTACTACGATTGTTTTTTGCAAAGCCAGCAGGATTAGCTGATATAGCCGCAAAGTCCATCTCTGTTTCTTTAACAAGATTGACTGCGTTTTGCGCCATGCCTTTTGCTTTGTCTGCTAGGCTGTCGTATGTTACGTTATCGAATATATTCGGTTCTGGCATAATAAAATCTCCTACTACATTATTTAGTTGACAAAATTAACTGCATAGTTTATAATATATATAAATTTAGGAGAAACATGTGAAAAGAGTGAATTACTTAAACAACAAAGACATATTAAAAGAGATACATAAATCAAAATCAACATTTTGTAGTTTTGTAGATCCTTCTTATGCACAGTACGACATAATACTACCTAGTGTAGACAAAATAAACATACGTACTATAGCAGAAGCAAAGAAAAACAAAGCAAAAAGACTAACACTAGAAGATTACGACAACAAAAAAGCCCAGGGCATAAAAGTTAAACAATCAGACTGCACAGTAGATTATAGGAAAATGCTGAAAGAAGACTTAGTTTTCCGTATAATGACATATGATCATATCCCAGAAGAGCCCGGACGTAAAAAAAATCCAAAAACTGTAGCAGATACTAAAGAAAAATTAAATTTTCCACCATTTGTTCACTACAAATTTAATGAAGACGGCGAACTAGTAGTAGTTGGCAAGTCACATTGGGAAGGTGGTATGGATAACGGTTATTTTAACAAGAGCCACGGTAAAGCAACAGACAAACTTGCTAGAATGTGGATGAAACTATGTGATAGATACGGTACCAGAGGTAATGTAAGAGGTTATACCTACAACGATGAAATGCGTGGTCAAGCAATATTACAACTTGCACAGATAGGTTTGCAGTTTGATGAGTCTAAATCAAACAATCCTTTTGCATATTATACAGCCGCAGTTACAAATAGTTTTGTTAGAGTCATTAATATAGAAAAACGTAATCAGAACATTCGAGACGATATTCTTGAAATGAACGATATGAATCCAAGTTACACCCGTCAAATTCAAGGCGAGTGGGAAGCACAACAAAAAAGAGAAACAGAACTGGCAAAAAAGTAATTTTTTCACTTGACACAGAAACATTATGAACGTATAATGTTATAGATTATGGAAAGAGGTACATATTTTGTTCAAAAAAGCGGCAGTCTTTACTGATATTCACTTTGGTTTAAAGGGTAACAGTAAAGTACATAACGAAGACTGTGAAGCATTTGTAGATTGGTATATTGAGCAAGCTCAAGCCAATGGATGTGAAACAGGTATATTTTGTGGCGACTGGCATCACAACAGAAGTAGTCTTAACCTAACTACTATGGATAGTACTATCCGCTGTCTTGAGAAGCTAGGACAAGCCTTTGATAATTTTTACATGTTTGTAGGTAATCACGACCTGTATTATAAAGACAAACGTGATGTAAGTTCAACAGAATTTGCTAGACATATTCCTGGCGTTATTGTTGTTGATAAATTTACTGAGATTGAAGATGTAGCATTAGTTCCTTGGTTAGTAGGGGACGAATGGAAAAGTATTGGAAAATGTAAATCCAAATATATGTTTGGACATTTTGAGCTTCCTAACTTTTATATGAATGCTATGGTTCAAATGCCTGACACAGGCGAGCTAAAAGCTGAACATTTTAAACACCAAGACTATGTATTTTCAGGACACTTTCACAAAAGACAAGTGATAGGCAAAATACATTACATTGGTAATGCGTTTCCTCACAACTATGCTGATGCATGGGATGATGAGCGTGGTATGATGATTCTAGATCGTGAAAACGGGAAAGAGCCTGAGTACCTTAATTGGGGAGAATGTCCAAAGTACCGCACCGTAAAGTTGTCTCAACTGATTGATGAGCAACAAACCTTAATCAAGCCTAATATGTACCTGCGTGTTACTTTGGATCTTCCTATTTCTTATGAAGAAGCAAGTTTCATTAAAGAAACATATATTAATAACTTCGGGTGTAGAGAAATTACACTCATTCCGCAAAAACAAGATGAGGAAATATCAACATCATTGGATATATCTAAATTTGAAAGTGTCGATGAAATAGTATCTAAAGAAATTAGTGCTATTGACAGTGATAGTTTTGATAAGAAAACGTTGTTAGATATTTATAATGACCTATAGATGATAAAAATTAAAGACCTTACCGTTAAAAACTTTATGAGCGTTGGTAATCAGACGCAGGCTGTAGATTTTAATAAAGAACAGTTGACTCTTGTCCTTGGCGAAAACTTAGATCAGGGTGGAGATGATTCAGGCTCACGTAACGGAACAGGTAAGACCACCATCATCAACGCACTTAGTTATGCGTTGTATGGTGTGGCACTGACAAACATTAGACGTAACAACTTAATAAACAAAACTAACAGCAAAGGCATGTTAGTTACACTACATTTTGAAAAAGATGGTACTGATTATAGGATTGAAAGAGGACGTGGTCCTAATGTTCTAAAATTTTATGTTAATAATCAAGAACAGGAAATGGACGACTTTAGTCAGGGCGATTCACGCAAGACTCAAGAAGACATTAATACCCTATTAGGTATGACTCATGACATGTTTAAACACATTGTTGCACTTAATACCTATACAGAACCATTCTTGAGTATGCGACAAAATGATCAACGTGCTATTATTGAACAGTTATTAGGTATTACTATACTTTCTGAAAAAGCAGACGCACTAAAAGAAAAAGTACGTCAGACAAAAGAGGGTATACAGTCTGAAACACTAAAAATTGAAGCAATACAAACTGCAAATAGCAAAATAGAAGGCACTATTGAAAGTTTACAAGGTACTCAACGTGCTTGGCTTGCTAAAAAGCAAGCAGATGTAAACAAATTAACTAGTGCAATCGACGAATTAGAACACTTAGACATTAATGCTGAACTAGATGCACACGAAAAACTTGCAAATTGGAATGAACATAACAATGCTATTTTGGCTCTTAAAAAAGAATTAAGCACATTAGAGCCTGCATTAGTACGTGCTGACAAGTCTGTAGAAAAGGCGTCTAAAGACATCGCAGATCTTGATAGTGCAACATGTTATACGTGTGGACAAGCATTGCATGACGACAAAAAAGAAGAATTAGAATCACGCAAAACAAAAGAACTTGAAGATGCTGTTGCATACCAAACAGAGATATCACAAAAAATAAATGAGGTGGCTAAAGGTCTTGAAGATATCGGAGATATTAACGGACGTCCTACAACATTTTATGAAACTGCAAAAGAAGCATATGAACATAGACAAAATGTTGACAGTTTAAAAACTGCATTAAAAAATAAACAAGACGAAGTTGATCCTTATCAAACACAAATTGATGAATTACAAAATAGTGCAATGCAAGAAGTTGATTGGGTGCCTGTAAATGAACTTACAAACTTAAAAGACCATCAAGAGTTTTTATTAAAGTTACTTACAAACAAAGATTCATTTATACGTAAGAAAATTATAGAACAAAACTTGTCATATCTAAACAACAGGCTTACATACTATCTTGACAAGTTAGGTTTGCCACATCAAGTAGAATTCTTAAATGACTTAACTGTACAAATTACACAACTAGGACAAGACTTAGACTTTGATAACTTGAGTAGAGGTGAACGTAACAGACTTATACTAGGTATGAGCTTTGCATTCCGTGATGTATGGGAAAGTTTATATCAAAATATTAATCTATTGTTTATTGATGAACTTATTGATAGCGGTATGGATACATCAGGTGTTGAAAATTCACTTGCTGTGATTAAGAAAATGGGACGTGAACGTCAAAAAAATGTATTTTTGATTTCACACAAAGACGAACTTATAGGTCGTGTAAATCATTTGCTTAAAGTTATAAAAGAAAACGGATTTACAAGTTACGAAAATGATATTGATATTGTAGAATGACTGAAATAATAGACGATATACATGATCAACTAACAAAAGCATATATGAATTACTTCAAAGCAAACGAAAAGTTTGAAAGAAACAATTCTATAAGAACGCATCGCGAAGCAAGAAAGTGGTTACGTGAAATCCGTAGATTAGCAAAACTGCGATCAGATGAAATTCATCTAAAACACAACACAACTAGGCAAACCAGAAAAGACACAGGCGACGAATAGGCCGCGGTAAGTACCATAATGCAATGGACTTATCAAGGAAAAATAGTAGAAACAATACCCGAAGGCATAGAAGGCTTCGTTTATTTGATAACCAATACAACTAATAATAAAAAGTACATAGGCAAAAAACTAGCACAATTCAAAACCACAAAACCACCACTCAAAGGACGCAAGAATAAACGTAGAGGCAAGAAAGAATCAGATTGGCGAGAATATTGGGGATCGTCTGATAAACTATTAGAAGACGTAGAACAATTAGGCCAAGAAAAATTTACTAGAGAAATACTTTATTATTGCAAAAGCAGAGGCGAAATGTCATATTTAGAGGCAAAAGAACAATTTGACCGCCGTGTATTAGAGACGGACGAGTATTACAACGGTATTATTAATGTTAGAGTTGGCGGTTCAAAGATTCTCAGAGAAAATTTAAAGGCACATTTATAGGACACTGTTTGATCTAGGTAGCTAGATCCACCTTGAGGACAGGCAAACCCTGTTCAGAATCTGGTGAAGTCCAATAGGCTGTATGCTACGAAAACCCTAAGCACTAGGAACGAAGCTGGGGATAGCGAAGAAATCCGCGAAGCGGTAAAGCGGTTTTGCAATTTTTTCGTGATGTCGACGTAGGTTGGGAAAGGTCAGAGCCCAGTAGCAAAGTCAAACACCTACTTCCGAATCTCGGCTGTGACGGACTCACATGAAGACCAAGATTAGATGGAACCAGCGATTAGGTTCCGTCTGACTGAAACAATCTACATGAAGCAATTACAGTATTACTTCGTAATACTGCTTTAATTCACATATATTACTTCTATCAACAAACGAAGTAAATAGTTTGAGCGATAGCGAAAACTTATATCTACGAAGTAGATATACTAATAGGCTAAATAATGTATAAGATATTCAATGCTAGGAATAAACTATGAGAATTATTGAAATAACAACTCAAAATCCTGATTTAAATGAAGCACCCGCTGGAATGTTCAAGCAAGGACTTAAGAAATTAGGTGCAAAAGCCGCAGGCGCTATTGGAATGAAAGGCACTGCCGCTGGATTGGCGCAAAGTGCTGACACAGGTGATCAAGCAAACAAACTTAAAGTGGATCTTAAAGGTTATTTAGGTGGAACAGGTGGTAGTTTAAAGAGTTTAGACGCTGAAGAATTAAAAGGTTTCCTAGCAAGTAAAAAAATGCCTACAACACTAGTACCTGCAAGTGGTATTGTACCTCCTAAGGAACTAGATGATATAATTTTAAAAACAATTCAACAAAGTAAAAAAGTAAAAGGAGCACCTGCAGTTGGTGCAAAACCTGATGCTGGCGCTATTGGTAGCGGTACTGCACCCGCTGGTGGCGGCGCACCTGCTTCCGCAGGCGGAGGAGCTGGCGCTCCTGCAGGACAGGCACAGGGCGGTGGTCAAGCACCTGCACAAGGTGGACAGGCTCCGGCACAAGCTGGACAAGCACCTGCTCCTAATGATGCAAACAATGATGGTAAAGATGACACAACGGGTAAAGTTATTCCTATGAATAAAAAAGCGGCTGGTGGCGGCACAGTAAGTGGTGCTGGTGCAAGTGAAATACCTGCAGACTTACAAGCACAAATTGATCAGTTAACACCAACAGAGAAAAAAGCACTAGCAGGACAGATATAATGAAACTAACAGAAGTAACAAGTTATAGATCACGCACAGCAACAATACTTAATGAAGGTTATCAAGACCTTACAGAAAGCCAAGTTATCTATCTTAACAGATGGGAAAAAGAACTTTGGCCTTTAGTTGAACAATATATTCAAGAAGCATCACAAAATTTAACTCCAGATCAAATCCAAGACATATTCAAAGGTGCAGAAAGTGTTGCAGATGCAAGTGGAGAAAATAAAAACTTACTAGGTAAAGCAGGTTCAGCAGTTGGCGCGGCGGCAAAATTACCTGTAGATGTAGCAAAGAAAGTTGATGCTAAAATTAATGAACTTGGTGCTATGGCAAAAAATGCAGGACCAGTAAAAAATGCAGATGCAAAATTTGCACAACTTAAAAAAGATATTACAGCAAACAATCCAGATTCAAAAATTGTACAAAGCATACAAAAAGTTAGTGACTGGGCAAAAGAAAATCCAGGCAAAGCAAGTTTAGCAGTTGGTATATTAACAGCAGTTGCGGCTTTTGCAGGCGGACCATTAGGTGGTGCGGCCGCTGGTTTAATTTTCCGTTCAACAAATGAATTATTAAAAGGTGCAGACCTAAGCACAGCAGTAGGCAAGTCAATTAAGACAGCCGCTTATGGTGCTATTGCAGGTTGGGCATTGGAAGGAATTGGCGACTGGTTAGAAGGACTACGTTTTGATTCAATACCATACGAAAAAGCACCAGG